CTAAGTTATATTGGTGGCCTCAAGATTGAAGTAGTTATCTACAACTACAAGAATAGAATTAGTCATCCTACCGATGGACTTATACATCGATTTCAGCCTGTATCTTTCAAGGCTCTTTAACTTTCTCAAGATGTCAGATAATGACACTCTATCAATGTCCAGGATTCCAACCGATTGAAGTTGGATCACACTGTCTATCTCGAGTATCCCACTGATCTCGTCGTCCGTTAAATCTAGACTACTAATTACAATTCTAGAACTATCTAATCCTGTGATGTTTTTCACAGCGTCCTCAATATGGGCATTTCTTTGCAAGAAATACCACAGCTTATGGCCAGACGGAAGGTCTGTCGTCAACTTATCGAGTAAAGCTATCTCAGATAGTCCTTTATATTTACCAGTTTTGACACTAGTCTTTTTGACGTAGGTCTCCATAAAATCTAAGGAATCCTTTTCCCGATCATTCAACACGGAATCAACAATTGATTCGCGAATAACAGACTTAAGATACTCAATTGCAGTTATCTTCCACATTTCAGAATCATCTAGAATTGTATGATCTCTAAACTCTTCCAGAAAGGGTATAATTCCCCCTTTCATCAATGTATTCAGAACTACTAGTCTGTCTCCCTCGGCCCATCGACCTATACAAGCGTCGAGAACCTCAGTTTCTGCATAACCATGCTTAGAAAGCCATATACAGAAAGCAAACTCTCTTGCTCCTCGATCAGAATGACCTACTATCTGGGATAGTAGTCTAAACGGCGGTGGGGTTACCATAACACCATCTAACACTGTTACCTTCGCAAACTCGCCGAAGGCATAATCATCCTCAAAATAAGTTATATGAGACTTATTCAAATCTACTTCCCAACCTACTATAGAAGCTATAGAGGTATACTTCTGCACAATGATATTTCCATTGATGCCCCCGTTTACTGAGTTGATGATACAATCATCTCCCAATATCCGATATACTTGGGAAGCCAAGTTATGAACTAATCCTGCCCTTCTCATCATAAGGAGCATAACTACATGGTGCGCTAACGCGAACGCAGAAAAAGACGAAAGTAAGCCTTGCGGCTGACCCTTCACCTGATCGTAATTTAAGTTCTTAAAACTCTTGAATTGAAACTGTTTTGTGAGAGAAGCGATTCTCATCCACCAATCAACCATAGGCTTAGGTAATATAAGTTCTAACACCAACCGCTGGAATTCTGGATTCAGATTATCCGTAGCATTACTTAGATCCATACAAGCAATTGTTGGATTATCTTTTGACTCTCTGTAGATACGAGAAGTCCACAACATCGCAGCCTGCACACCTAGGCGTTGATTCTTGGTACAATCGGAAGGTAACTTCTGTGTAACACCGCTCAGAACTCTCTCAATGAGGTTCATCCTATCTTGCACTGCATTACAGAATGCATGTATCGCTCTCAATTTCAGTTGGTTTTGTTCAATTGTTAAAGTCTTCCCTGCCAGGGTTTCGCAACCCGGGCTCTCCTCCTTATAAGAGCTGGTGTAACCAGTGATCTCATCAAACTCAATGGATAATTCTTTTATCACATCAATCTCGAAGGCGGATGCCAGCGCAGCAGGTAATCTTCCGAAATCTTCCGAATAAGAGGTAGAACTCTTAGTTGAACCGTAATAATCAGAGTCCACAAACTTTAATGAACCTTCTGTCACGGCCCTAAGGGCCCTGCTAAATTCCCGAATGTAAGGCAACTTACCTTCCTCAAGTTCAGATTTGAATAACTCAAATTCTTCAACGAACCCCCTAGGTAAATCAACACTAGGAACCTGAAGCGAGAGAAAAATTTCTTTTTCTCTCTTATCGGCGAGACACTTAGGAGACCTAAGTGCTGTAAAAATGTTGCCCGCAGTTAATAAAAACTGGGCCATCTGGAGAACAACTAAGGCTTTCTTAGGTTGAGCAATTTTGATAGGTAAGTAAAATTCACCTAATACACTAATCATAGCCCTGTATAAGATGCTATACAATTTCGGCTCCTTGTCAAACTCAAGAATCTCCTCGAACTCATCGTTATCTTTGATAAACAATAACTCCGAACCCTTCTTCAAATATCGAATATTTGGAATCTCTATTACATTATTTCCCCCGAAGACGTATATCATAATATCCCCAGGTTCAGCTGTCTGTAACTTGTGCATCATGATCCCTAAGTTCTTAAAACGATCCTTAGCAGCTTTCTCATAACTCTCGATTTGAGAGTCTTTCAAAAGTCCTACCTCCCGTTTAAATGACGTTAGGAACCTTTCTATTGCGCGGTTAATTACCTCCCTTACCTTTTGAAGTTCCCACTTATCTGCTGGGTCTAAACAGCTCAAACCGGTCTCAAAAGACTTTATGGTATTCTTGATCTTAGTCGGTAAATCTAACCGTTCTCCTCTATGCACATTCCT